TATCATTGTTCCTCCTTGTTGATTATTTCTGCGTCAATTATCTTTGCCTTCTCAATGCGGTCCTTGGCGGCCTTGATGGTGGCATCGTAGTCCTCCTGGGTGTAAACCTTTCTGTCCTCGGTAATTTGCGTAGCTTCACCACGGGCTGTTAATGCCTCACGTGCGGCGTTAGCCTTTGCTATTGAGAGTTCCTTGAGGTCCTTGAAGCCAACCTCCATTTCGGGGTCATTCTCCATGCGGTCACGCACCTTATCAATCAAGTCTTCCTCTAGGCTGCTGAGATTCAAATAAGCCTTTGCCGCAATCCTGCCGCTGAGGTCCTTGAACTTACCCATGTGGTCGGCGTAATCCGCTAGGACAGATATAACAGTCTCCCTCTCAAAGCCGTATTTGCGAACGAGTCTCGTTTGCGAACTCCCCGTGGAATATAAGTAAAGTAACTTAGCCACCTTTTGCGGGTCATATACGCTTAGGCTTTTTATTTGCAGTGCCTCCTTCTGGGATGCTATCTCGCGGATGCTGTCCGCAATCTCCTGCATTAGTTCTTCTTTTTCTTCCATGATTAGATATTAGTATAACTTATTGATTACTGTCAAATCAGGAATACGATGTATTTTACTCTTGACGGTGTAAGCGTCCATGATACAATCAAAGCCTACCTTAAGGCAGCAACATCATACGGCTTCTACATCATAAGAAGTAATACAAAAGTAAGAGCCATACGGCTTGACTGACCAAAGGAAGGGCTACCTTAAGGAAGGGAGGCCATAAGGTAGGGGTGACTTAGGATTCGCCGAACTAGGGCTAGTCCAGCCCATGAGGAAACCTGCGGGTTCCGATACGTCCCCCCGAAGGGGGCCATGAGTGCTACTTTTTTTTGAGGGGTCCCTGATGTATAAATATATTCCAACGAAACAAAAAATCTGACCCCCACCCCCCCTATATAACTTTTGCTAATACTGGCAGTAACTAGTATTAATGGCAATCAGGTGGCAAGCTTGCCCCGTGCATGAAGGTTTTTTCTTTTTGTCAAAGGCTGATATATTGCGTGCATGATTGCGTGCATGATTGCCAGCTTTAGAGTCTCAAATTTAGGGGGCGGAATAGAAAGGATAAGCGCAAATAGTTTTCCGCTTAGGTTTCAATTATTTGGATTTTTTCGGTATTGACCGTTCAAAAGTTTTAATTGTTCCCAGGTTCGATTTATGGTAAATTGTAATCCTAACATTAATTATTAATCAATAAATACATATCATGAAAACAATCACGTTTAAACATACCGGTAAAGTCGAATGCGTTCGCTTTGTGCCGCGCTTTGAAATACTGAGCTTATTCAATGGCGAAATGCTCGCATTTGTAGTCGCAAATAAATACACCCCTTTGCCTATTGATATGGACGCGATTGCCACTTATTCAACTTATTACTTTTAACCCATAACTTAACCTATAAATAAATACATATCATGAACGATAATATAACTAAACTAAACACCGCAATTTCAGCGCTCAATTCCGCCGCGCTGTTGCTGGACGATAACAATAAAGCGGCTGCTGAATCTATTGAATGCGCAATTTTCACTCTTGTGGAATTGTTTGCCAATCAGCATGACGCCATTTCAAATAATGGCACGGAAAAGGCGATTGAATTACTTGAAGAAATTATTGAAGAAGATTTGACCAGCCTATAACTTAACCTATAACTTAACCTATAACTTAACCAACAAATAAATACATATCATGAAAAAACTTCCATCCATCAAATCAGTAATTAACTTACCGTCAATTTTCGAAAATTACACTTTTGAAGACATTGTTACACTTGGGCGCGTCAATGCCATTGACGCAACAAACACTTGTATCGCCTACGCTCAAAAAGAGCATATAGCGCGTTATGGTTTACCAAGAAATATAACGGAAGCTAAACGTGCGCTCGAAGCCTGGGATAAACTGGAAAACCAGGTGCTGCGCAAATTTAAACAAGCGGAAAAAATCGCATCAATTCTTTAACCTTTAACTTAACCTATAAATAAATAAAATGAAAGCTAAAATCATACAATCAGGATTCTACAATGGCAATGGCAACCGATTTGTCGCCTTAGATGTTGACCGTGACACATTAACGTTTGAAAGCGTGGTTAAAGACCCGCAATATAAGGGTAACCCGCTTTGCTTCAAAGTAAAGCGCGGGTTGCCTTGGTTTGATAAGCAACCAATTTCTGTGTATTTAAGCTTTGCTGATTACATTGCAATTGATTAACATAAAACCAACCAATAAATAAATAAATACAATGAAAAAACTCAATGAATTGAAAACACTTGCGGAAAACTATTTGCGCGAAATTGAACCCGCCAAAAAATGGGGAATCCTTATGCAAGCGGAAAACCTGTTAAAGGGGTATAACTATACAAGCAAGGCTAAGCTTTTAAAGGATTTGCAGATTTCCTATTTCGCTTCCGTCAATAGCTCGCAGAAAATAGTTAAAGGCGAAAAGCTGAATTTTGACACTCTTGTGCTTTATCTTAGCGCAAGTAAAAATGCGGGTGTCGATTTGTGCAAGTTTGCTTCCACTGGCTGCCGCCTTGCTTGCCTAGTTGCAAGCGGTCATGCTTTAATCGAATCGCGAGCGGGGAAAAATACCATTGCCATTTCACGGATTGTTAAAACCTGGCTTACGGTTTATAGGCGCGACATTGCGGAAACCGTGCTTTGCGCTGAAATTGAAAGCGCGAAAAAGCGGGCGGAAAAGCGCGGGCGCAAGTTTGCAGTCCGCATCAATGGCACAAGTGATTTGTGCTTTACTGATGTCATAAGCGCGTTTCCTGATGTGCAGTTTTATGACTATACAAAGGACCCGCAACGAGTCTCAATGCCTAATTATCATTTGACGTTTTCCTATGCTGACACAAGCAAAGCGCGTATAAAGCATTATAGGCAAGCTTTGAAGCGCGGGCAATCAATCGCTTTCCCGGTCATTGCAAGTGACTTTGATGAAGCTTGCGCTTTGCCTGACTGTTATTCAATGGACGAAACGGATTTGCGATTTTTGGACAATGGCGGCAAATACGGTATCTTGAAAGCTAAGTTAACAAATGACTTGCAAGCTGGTGTAAAGAATAAGTTTATATTGAGCGCAAATGAATTGCGTGAAGTTATACAAACTATTGAAAGTTAACAAATAAGAAAGGAAAACAAATAAAAATTAAAATTATAGCACCCCTAAAGATTCGCGGAAAGGAAAGCGGTCTTTACAATTACGCTTATTTTACGGAAAGCGGGGAGCAAATTTCCGCAATCTTTCAGGCTACTAGGTCTAGAATTAAGGAAAAGCAAAGCGCAATCTAACCCGCAAACCTAGCAAACCACAAGCCCGCCTTCGAGCGGGTTTTTTTATGCTGTCAATCCGGGGATTGAAAAGCTAAGGGCATGAATGCCCCGCCAAGCAGCAAGGGGCAATGCGTTTTTTCCGTGCGTATGCACAGCTTTTACGCTCAAATTTGCGCTACAAGAGCTTTTGATTTGCGATAAGGGGTAATACCAGGGTAAAGGGGTAAAGGCAATCCTGGGGGCATTTACGTTCAAGCAATGGGCAATCCGCAAAAATAGGCAAGCTTGCAGAATCAAAAGCACGGGGCAATCCAGGGGGGTCAAAAATTAAGACTACCTACCTTAAGACTACCTACCTTATGACTGCCTACCTTAAGACTACCTACCTTATGACTGCCTACCTTAAGGACGGTAAAGCCTTATGGCTCTTACTTATTTATATATAAAACAAAGGAAAAACCATAAGGAATAACTGACCTTATGGCTTGGCTACCTTAAGGAAGGACTGCCTTAAGTAAGGGCAATGAAAAAACCCCTGTCAAGCTTGGACTGCGAAATAGGTTTCAATACTTTGGATTAATGGCAATTAAAAGTTTCAAAACTTGTGATAGACGGAGGCGGGAATTTATGGTTTAATGCAATCGTTCAATAGGAACAAATCAACAACTAACCAATAAATAAAATGAAATATAAAGTAACAGAAACTATTACTGGAAAAGTCCATACATGGACGCTTAAGGACATACTAGAGGAGTTAAACCGCGACCGTAGCGAAAACTTCCAAGCCTACAATAAATCAGACTGGAGAGAAGGTTGGAAGGATTGGATTGAAGGTTATACCTATACGCTCAACATCTAAACCAATAAATAAATACAATGAAAAACGACATCGACAACCTAGTAAAAGGCGGGGAGCGTATCTACGAATCCGCGCTCGCAGTCCTAGCCTGTGCCTTGGGCGCAAGCATTATCACCATCCTGGCAATCCTTATCTCACAAATATAATGAAAACTGAAATGACAAACGCACAGTTCCTTGAGGTATCCAGCGAAATAGCGGAAGCCTACCTTGAGGGGACTATAAACCCCGACCTTGTCTGCGTATGGGAAGAGGACGAAAACGGAGACTTGCAGCACACGGAGGAGGCGCAGGACTTGTTTAATGAAACCCTCGACACCGTGCAAGCAATACTTCTCAATTACTTCTCAATCATTAACCAATAAATAAATACCATGAACGAAAATATTACATTAACCCTAGAATGGTTCGATGAAAACGACATCCCGGCTTACTGCGATAATGGAACAATCTATGTACAGTTCGGGGATTGTGACATTCAAATCTCTAGCGCAGAGATTGAATACAGGGCAGAACTACAGAAGGAGTTCGGCAATAACCAATAACCCACGAATAAATACCATGAAAGAAAAACCCGATTACTACCGCTTGGCGGCTGGCTTCTACCAGTCCGAAGACTTACCCGATAACTACCTTGAGATTGAGGAAGAGGACTTCCACAAGTTGCTTGAAGCAAACGCATGGCAACCCTTTGAGGGACACAGGGGCGAGAACATCGACCTTCACATCGAGAACCTATCAAGAGCCTTCTCGGAAGTTGCAAGGAATACCCGCAAAAAGGTGCTTGACGAAGTTAAGGCCAAGCTCAATATCAAATAAACTACCAATAAAAACAATGAGTGATTACTGCAATATATGCGATACCCGCAGACCCGAAGGTGGCACGAACCACCTCGTTCTAAACGCCGGCTCTTTGTGGCTTGAATTTTGTTCAGGCTGTGGGGAGTCCGAGACACTAACCAACCCCTCAACCGGAGAGGTTTTAACCATCGCCGAGCTATTTGAACAGAGCAAGGCACAACATCAAACCGCACAATAGAATTATGGAACAGATACAAACATACATATACCCGCAAGGGCAACAGCTTTCCGATGGGGAGCTTGTCCAAGTCCAAGTCAAATCTGGCTCACGACTTGTTTTCAAAGAGGCTTACTTCCACGAGTTACAGGAGGGCGATGTCTACATCATCCCCACTCAGGTGAAGTTACCGCCAGCAACGGACACCGAGATTCTGGATTTCCTTTTGAACAATGAACTCGGATGGACTCACCTGAATGGATGGGTCAAGATATGGAGCAAGGACGATTACGAGGACTTAGTGGAGAAGGACTTCGACCCAGAAGTTACTGACCTGCGCTCCGTCTTCCGCGAGTTAGTGTCCGAGATAATCCACAACACCGAACTGTAATGGCGCACTTCTATAACTGTAATGATGCAGCATCTCCGTCTTTCGAGGCGGAGGTGACTACACCTCACCAAGCTAAGAAGGCTGGTATTAAAGTATACCCGTCCGTTACCACCGTCCTGGGGGTCGTCAAGGATGATTTCATTGACTCAATCTGGAAGCCTCAGAAGATGGTAGAACTATCACGTGAGAA